CAGGAGCATCTATAATTAATCCGCAAGCAGCATTATTTAAAAGCATAGGAAGTGGTATGGGTAACTTATTTGGCGGAATGGGTAATTTATTTGGTGGTAACAATCCAGTGAAACAAACATTTGCTCCTAAAACAAATTTAGGAATATACAATAATAATGTTTTAACAGACCCTACAGCATATTGGAATACATAAATGGCTAACGGATTATTAGATAATAAATTGCAGCAACCAACTGTAGGAATGTCTTATCCTGAATATCATAATATTAGGTCACAACAAAACGCTCAATCACTGCTTGGAAGAATTGGAAGTGGTATATATGGTTTCTTTAAAAGTCCTGTTCAGTTAGGCGGTCAAACAGAAAGAGATATTTTGATGGCAGAAATTCAAAATGTTTTAAATGAGCCTAGAGCAAAAGGTGAAGAAATAAGTTATTCTGATGCTTACAATATTGCTTTAGAAAGACTTAATCCGCAACCAACAACAATATCTCAAGCAGTTCCAGAGGGAAGGACTTACAGACCACCTAAAACAACAGGAAGTCCAATACCTTCTGAAACACAAGAAATTTTAGCTGAACAAAGAAGACAAGAAGAACAAATGTATGACCAAGCGCAACAGCAAGGGGTTACTATTGATTCTTCTGGTAATATTGTTTCTGGATTGCCAATGACTCAAGGAATTTTAGTTTCTGAGCCTGTTATAGAAAATCAACAACAAACATTACCGCCTCAAAGCGATGGTTTAATGGAAATAATGGTTAATCCTAGAAGATTAGATGAAAAACAATTTATGCAACCAAGAGCGCAAGGAATACTTGGAACTCTTGGTGATTTGTTTGGTGTTAATCAACCAGATTTTAGAGATAGATTAGTTATGGGTCTTGGTGCATTAACATTTGACCCTAGCAACCCTTTAACTCAACAAGCATCTGCAAACATAGAGTCACGAAGACAAGCAGAACAAGCTGAATTAGATAGGCAAGCTAGATTGCAAATAGCACAAGAACAAATGAGAAGTGCAGAATCTATTGCACAAGCTGAAATAATGAATGACTTATTAACAGCTGGTCAAACTAATGAATTTGAAGAAGCTGCATTAAGAACTTTAGGTCAACAATATTCATCATGGGCTACTGGCGGTAGAGCTAATGCACTTAATAGGGTATCTACATTAGACGAAATGGATGAAATATTAAGAACCAAAGATGTATCTGGTTCTAGAACTGGATTGCTAAATACTTTTTTTGGTGACGCAGGTTTAAGTTTAATAAATCCTGACGCTTTAATTGTTAAAGATACTGTAGAACAAATAGTATCTGAAAACTTAAGAGAAATTTTGGGTGGTAATTTTTCTGAAAGAGAAGGTTTTAGATATATGGCAAGAGGATACAATATATACGCAACTCCAGATGAAAATAGAAGAAGGCTAGCATTTTTAAGGAGAGGAATACAAGCCTCTATAGATGCTCAAGATGCTTTATATGCCCATTTAAACTCTGGTCAGCCTTTAAAAACTTATACAGGTTTAAGCCCAGAAGACGCATTTAAAAATGTTATGAATGACCCAAGTCTAACTGTTAATTTAAATTGGGGTTCTAATCCTATTCAAAATTATCTTGAAGAAGAAGGTATTACAGAGCAACAATGGAATAATATTGTTGAACAAGGTGGCGCAGAAGAATTTATCGAAGAATATTATTCTCAATATTTTGATTAAAACATGGCATTAACTCCTAGACAAATAGAAATACTTAATGCAAGTAGTGGGCAACAATCTACACGCCAGCAACCCCAACAACCAGTAGAAAGACAAAGAGTAAGAACAGCATTACAAGGTCTGACATTTGGATTTGCTGACGAAATAGAAGCTGCTATTAGAAGTCTTGGTGGTGGAGAAGGTCAAACTTATGAAGCCATAAGAGATGATATTAGAAATAGACTGCAAGCATATAAAGAGCAAAATCCTACAGAAGCTATTACTTATGAAACAATGGGTGCTTTAGCTCCAACAGCAGTTGCATTATTAAGCGGTGTTGGAACTGGAGCAGGCGCAGCTAATGTAGCAAGACTTACGGGTCAAGCTGGTCGTTTGGCAAGAACAGGAACAGGCGTGTTACCTCAAGCTGCTACACTAGGCGGTAGAGTTCCTAGATTAGCGCAAGGCGCTGCTACAGGTGCAGCTTACGGTGGCTTATACGGTGTAGGAACAGGAGAAGGAACTTTAGGAGAAAGAGTATCTGAAGCTGGCGGTATGGCAGCAGCAGGTGCAGCTTTTGGTGCAGGTGGTCAAGCAGTCATTGGTGGTATTAAAGGAATAGGAACTCCTATTATTAATTTATTTAGAAATGCCAAAACAGAAGAAGCTGCAAATCAATTAAGATTAGCTGTTAATAATGTTGGCTCAAAAGCATTTGATGATTTAGCAAAATCAACAGAAGCTATAGATGTTACAAGAGCAAATCAGATTTATAACGAGGTTATAGATAACATTAAAGCAGAAGGTAGATTTTTTGAAGGACTAGAATCTCCTAGCAATGAATTGCAAAGATTAACTCAAAAATCACTTATAGATTTTAAAAATGTTATAGGCAATACTGATGTTATAGATTTGAGTCAATTTTCACAATCAGCGCAAAATAGCATAAGAGAACAATTAAGCAAAGATGCTCCAGTAAGAGAATTAACTTTAGGTCAATTATATAATTTAAGAAAACGATTAATGCGCAATGCTTCAGATTCTTACAGTCAAAATAGACCACAACCAGCAATTAATGATTTAGTAAATGCAGTTGAAAGAATGATTGATGATGCAACTGTTAGCGGAACATCATCAGCCAGACAAATATGGAATGATGCAAAAAGTTTATGGAGAACACGTTCAACATTTAATGTAGTATCAGATGCTTTAGATAAAGCAAAAAGACAATCACAAGTTCGAGGCATTGGAACAGATAAAGTTGCTGTTTATAAATCTACTTTTAATAACATATTAAATAATAAATCAAATCAAAGATATTTTGATAATCAAGATTTAGAAACAATGAGAATGTTAGTACAAGGCGATACAATTAATAATATTTTACAGGCTGCTGGAAGATATGCTCCTACTGCAAGCAACACTATGAGACTTATGGCTTTTGGTGGTGCTTTATATAGCGGTGGTGGAACATTGCCATTAACATTATTTGCTTCATGGGCAAGAAAGTCATCAAGTAAAAATGTTAGAGATTCTGCACAAAATATTTTAAATGAAATTATCAATAATCCTAATTCTCCAATGGTAAGGGAATTAAGGCAAGAGCTTGAAAATATACAAAGACAATCACAAATGTTAGCATTTGACCCTGCTACAACAGCAGCAAGAAGACAAGGAATTGAGCAAGGATTAGGAATTACTCCAACTAGCGGTATGCAGTTACCTTCAGCAGCTACTGTTGCATCAAGAATTGGTATTCCTGCAATTTCTCAACAAGAAACTCCTTCTTCTAATTTAACGCCAAGACAAAGAGAAATATTAAATAGAGCGTCACGACAATGAAACCTAAAAAACTAAAAGAACAAGAAATAGAAAACATTATCTCTAATGCAGTTGATGATGCTGTAGACTTTCACGAATCTGAAATATCACCAGAGCGTGTTAAAGCACAAAGATACTTTGATGGTGAAGTAGACATCGGTTATGAGCAAGGTCGTTCTAAAGTTGTATCTACTAAAGTAAGAGATGTTATTCGTTCTATTAAGCCTAGCTTAATGCGTATCTTTTTATCTAACGAAAGACCTGTAGAGTATGTACCGAAAGGTCCTGAAGATTTTGCCAATGCCGAGCAAGCTAATAGCTATATGCACTGGAAGTTTCAAGAAATGGGTGGTTATAAAATCATCAATGATGCTTTCCATGATGCTTTGCTCAAGAAAGCTGGTATTGTCAAAGTTTATTGGGAAGACTACCAAGAAGCTAAATCTTATACATTTGAAAACCTTAATGACGATGAGTTTGCTCTTATTGTTAATGAGGACAACATAGAAGTATTAGAACATAGCGAAACCGTTGAAATAGAAATAGACGAAACAGGCGTAGAAGTAGAAAGAAAGAATCACGGTATTAAGATTCTTAAAACAGAAGACAAAGGAAAACTTTGCGTAGAGTCTGTACCACCTGAAGAATTCTTTGTAGACAGAAATGCTAGAAGCATAGATAACGCTTATGTAGTAGCACACAGAACAGAGATGCGTGTTGGTGATTTGGTTGAGATGGGATATGACTTTGATGAAGTTTATAACTTATCTGGAATTACTGAATCAGGAACAATGGTCGATGAAGAAGAATACGCAAGACGTGGTTACTTTAAAGACAGAACCGAAGAAAGCCATCAAGACCCATCAATGAAAATGGTTCTCGTAACTGAAGCCTACATGAAAATGGATATCGAAGGCAAAGGCGTGCCTATGATGTATAAGTTTATCTTGGGTGGCAGTGGTTACAAACTCTTAGACTATGAAGTATGTGATGGTATTCCATTTGCAGTATTTGAGTGCGACCCAGAGCCTCATACTTTCTATGGTCGTTCTATAGCTGATTTAATTATTAATGACCAAGATGCTACAACATCTATGCTTAGAGGAATTCTTGATAACGTAGCTCTATCTAATAACCCACAACTCGGTGTTATTGAAGATGTCGTAAACATGGATGACGTACTTAATAACGAAATAGGAGCTATTATCCGTATGCGTCAAGCAGGTGGAATAGAGCCTATCGGTGTACCTTTTATAGCAGGTGCAACACTTCCTGCATTGCAGTACATGGATGAAGTAGTAGAAACCAAAACAGGTGTATCTAAAGCATCATTAGGGTTAGACCCAGATGCACTTAAAAACACCACCGCTACTGCTGTAGCTACAACCGTATCAGCAGCCGCTGGTCAAGTTGAAGTAATCGCAAGAAACTTTGCAGAAGGCGGTATGAAACAACTGTTTAAATTAATGTTACATGAAATGATTAAAAATGCTGATGACTCAGTATTTATGCGTTTGAACGGTCAGTTTGTTCCTATAGACCCTAGAGTATGGAATACCAATATGGATATCTCTGTCAACGTAGGATTAGGCACAGGTAAAGAAGACGCTAAACTTGCATCACTCAATCAGGCTCTTAGTATGCAAATGCAGATATGGCAGAACTACGGACCTATGAACGGTCTGGTCAATATGACTCAGATTAGAAATACGTTAGCTGATATGTTAGCTATTTCTGGTGTGAGAAATGCTGACAGATACTTTATGCCAATGAC